CTGCCCAGTGGCAACGGCGACCGTTCACCTGGAAGGGATTCCGCGCGATTACGTGGCGATCAAAGATTACTCCGAGAATATGGGGATGCTACAAGTACTCATCAATGCACGCATTGTATCCGAACCTGTGACCTATCGTCAAAGTGGGCAGGTAACCATCCCGATCTGTAAGCTCTTGAAGATTGAGAGGACAGTATAATGCTGGTGAAGAAGAGTCCGCGTCCTTATCCCTGATAAGCGACCGAAGCTTACGCCGTCTAAAAATTCTTAGTGAGAAGTCTCTCGAAACTAGACTATAATAAAAGAAAAGCCTTAAAACTGTAACCTGGCACGGGAGGAGGTGATTTGTTTCCGGCGACCAAGAAAAAAAACAGGAGGCAAGATCGATGAGACGTTATGAGTTAAGCCTATCGGAGAACTACGTATCCAGCTGGGGCTTGGTAGAGGCCATTCGTGAGATCTTCCAGAATGCGATCGACCAAGAGAATATGGCACGTCCTCCGAAGGACTGGTACGATGATGTGGAAAAAGAGTCCCCGAACAAAATGTTCTTCAATTTCGCGGTAGATTCACATAACCCGAATAAATACAGAACGCTCTCAATAGGAAACAAAGAGTCTATCCTAGATGTAAATTCGTTGCTTCTCGGTGAAACCACTAAGAGCGACGATAAACGTGCGATTGGCAAGTTCGGCGAAGGCTACAAGCTCGCGTTACTCGTACTTACACGTCTCGGGAAGAAGATCAAGATATTCAACTATGGTGCACGTGAAGTCTGGACGGCGGCGCTGAAGAACTCCAAGAAGTTCAACGGGGCGAAGACGTTGCAAATCGAAGTTGAGGACAAGTTCTTCTGGCAGAGTGTTCCGGACAACAATCTCGTGTACCAGATTTATCCCCTCACAGAAGATGAACAGCAAGATATTTATGAATCCAATCTGAATCTGCAAGTACAGCAAGTGCAACAAATTGAGGGCGACGACGTGCTAACTACGGCGATAGGACAAATTCTTCTTCAGCCGCAATACAGGGGCAGAGTGTTCGTAGCAGGCCTGTACATCTCCACAGATGAAAAGCTGCATTACGGTTACAACTTCAAACCGGAGTACATCGAACTTGACCGGGATCGCAGAATGATCCAGTCGTTCGAACTTCAATGGAAGACGTCCGAAATGTGGCGTGCAACTGGAGACGACCGGATTATCGATATGGTGATGCAAAATGCTGACGATGTCCGGTATATCAGAACCTACGGCGGATACACCAATGACAAGTTCAAGCTTGTGGCCGACAAAGCATATGAGGACCTGAAAGACAGATACGGTCCGTTGGCTTATCCGGTCAGTACACAAAAGGAAATGGAAACCATTCTGAAAACGCGAGGTGGTCCCAGTTATGTTAAGCCGATAGTTGTTTACGAATCCCACCAGTTTCTGATCGAGTCGAGCCGCGACTTCATCAAAGCAGTCAAAGAGCTGCCACCCGTACAACCAACTAAAGAGCCGAATCAGGTCATTTGGGAGTTCTACGTTCGCTGTGCCGATGAAGGTAACATGGAAGGCGCGCAGTTGACAGAGCTGTGGGTAATCCTGATGATGTCATACGTCTGGAAGGAGACAAAATGAAGTCAAACGAAGGAAAAGACGGAAGCAGCGTTGAACTCACGACTTACCGAGTGGCTTACGTATCTCGATCAGTACCTTGGGCTGGACCAAAAATCATCCTCGTCAATGCCATCAACACTGCGTGGATCTATGACAACTGGCAAAAGATCATCAACAACACTGACAGCGAGATTGCAGCAATCCGAAAGCCCGTGCAATAGCGTGAACATTACATCTCGGAAGTTGCAGCACTTGAGGAACTGATTATGCTGAACGAAGCATATGTAAGGAGGGAGCATGGTGGGAGGCTTTAAGTGTGTCAAATGCGGATACGAAAATACCAAATACAACTACTCAGAAAAGCACTTTGAGTGTGATGCATGTGGCTTCAAAAGGCCGATTCTGTCTAAACAACAAAAATGCTTCAGTTGTGATACTACATATACCGAGTACACCTGGTTCGATCCCAGCAGATGCCGGGTATGTCACAAATCGTTCGTCGACTAAAAAAGAGGAGGTAATAATCATGGCAAGTAACCGTTTGATTGACAAACTAGTAGCCAATGTTAAAACAGAAGTACTAGAGCAGGTCAAGGACTTACTGGTCAAAGAAATGACTGATCTCCTGGTGGAGGATGTTATGCGAGACTTCCGAGATCCGGTCATACGCTCTGACGTAGCCGAAAAAATTTCGTACAAGGCAATGGCACGACTATCGTTGGATAATATAGCTGATGCCGTAGCCGACCATTATATCACACACGATTTCAGCGAAGATGACATCACCGACAAGGTATGCGAACAGCTTTCTGAAAGTGGTTGGTTCGGCGACGAGGCAGAAGACGCCGTTATCAATTGTGTCCGTGATGGCCTCGATACTCAGAGCATGGTTGATCGCATCGCCAAGCGTGTCTCCGACATGGTTGATCTTCACGATGTTGAAAAAGACATCGTCAAGACTATGGTAGATGAATTGAAACAGGATCTGGTAGAATAGTATGTACCGAGAATCCTATGGTCCCTACGTAAATCCTACCACAGGTAGAATTTTAATACACCCTGTAACTAAACAAGTAGTAACAAAGGAAGAGGGTGATTGTCATATACATATGGCCGAATTTTAAATCTGCAAAAGAATTGAAGGAAGCAGTTAAACGCGGCGACGTAGTTACTATCTTCCAGCCAGGAATCGGCGAGACACCAGATCCGTCAGTGCCTACCGATGTGTACTTGGAGGGGCCGCATTATCCGGCTCCTCACAAGTGGTACGCTAAGGCAACAGTTTTCAAACATCAGGTACAAAAGATTTGGAGGTAACAGTATGAAGTGTACTAGCTGTGGTGCTAACAATCCAATAGAGGACGATTTGCACTTGAAGAAATCAATGGAAGCCAATGCGGCATTGTGTGCGGCACTTGAGTGGTACGGACAAGAGAAAAATCACGATGGCTCGACCATGATCTCGGTTCCAGGCGATCGCGGCCGTTTGGCCCGTAAGTTCCTGAATAGTTATCGTGCACTCATGGCCGAGGCATTTCCCGATGAGCAACAAACCTAGTAGTAGCGGATATCTAGTGGGCCACGTGCGTTGCACCTACTGTAACAAAACATGGGTGGCGGTAGCGCATGATGTACCGGACGTGGAACCACTAGAGTGTCCGCGATGTCACACATTCAACGGATACTTTGTAGCAGAAGGAGAATGATTCGCGTGACGCAATTATTTTTATCGACAGTTCGGTGCAATACTTGCGGCACTGAGCAGCCAATCTTGAGGAGGTACAAACGTCCAAAAGGACATCAAAAAACTACATGGTGCTGCACCTGTAAAGAAAGAGCAGTACATACGGAGTTAGGGGTAGAAGAAGGGGGGACATGTGGTGGAGATAAAAGTAGCCAGATTTGCGGTAGTTCTGATAGGGCAGGACATGGAGAATGTATGGCTCTTCGAGACGCGGACGGAGGCGAAGAAATATTTCAAGAAAGTAGTAACCGAAAATAACTTGTGGTATTCGGACGATACGGAGTGCCGCGCCTGGTCGCAGACAGGAGCAAACCTGTTCATTACGCACGTCAATGACCAGACATCATGAGGAATATATTCGAGATGCACATCGATGAAAGTGGAGTGTCTTCTTACGGTACACTGTACTTGTATGATGACACCGATACTATCAGGGACGCTATTAAACGCGACTTGTTCGTAGGTAATACTTTTCGTGCTGGTGGTGGTGAATATCAAGATCATTGGTACGGCTTAAGTATCTTGCAATGGATGAGTGAAGCAACATCAGAATGTTATGCACCCATGAGTTGTCGTCCAGACGCATGCACGACTTGTGCCAAGTTAAAGGTGGAGGACTTTATCGAACTGATAGCAGAGAGAATCAATGACCCCCACACTGGACATCAGTATCTTTTCTTTGAGTTTGATCCCCTGACATATATGTTTGTTTCCTTAGAATTTTAAATTGGTCCTTGAAAAGGCTCTCGTTACTATGATATAATTATAGCGAGAGCCTCTATCAAAAAAAAGCGAGGTGTATTCCGTGCGTAAGTTTGCAAAGTTGTATAATTGTGACATGGTATTAGTGGAGGCAAAAACGTATGAACCAATGTTGAGCGGCAGAAAATACAAAACATTCGACGGCGATGAAGTCCTCTTGGTCGATGGTACTCCGCCACATAAGCCGTCGTCTTCCGGTTTTGTACACATAGTGCACAAAGTTCCTCAAGGTATCGAATTCACGAACATGGATATCAGAGAGTACTACGCCGGCGTAATCGGTGCGAAGTGGGTACTGCCTGAGGAAGTCGTAGTGAATATATGAAAACTTTGTACGAAGTAACCGTGTACCTGAAGTGTGCTGATGAGCAACACGCTGAAGCAATGGCCAAAGGACTGCAGAAAATTTGTACCGACATACGAGACAAGTTGCCGGGATCCATTTTGGAAGCCACCATTACAATAAACAAATTGGAGGTAATGGAATGAATCGTGGGCATAACGGCAAGCCAAAGATCAACCGCAAGCCGATTCGCGACAGACTCATTTGGGTGTTATCTCGATTGATGACGCCGTTGCTGCGACAGTTCGATTCGGTAGAAGGCGATTCGGTGGTGCTTACACTTGAACGCAGGTACTACTACGACGTATCAGGTGGCGATTCTGGTGAAAAAGTTGAACGGTTTCAGTACACTTGGTCGCCTGATGACAATGCGGATATGCTTATTCGAACAGAACTTGTCAAAGTACTTGATCCTGAAACATACAATATCTCCGTCGTCTCCGAAGAGGAAGAGGAAGTTAATGCAACCGATTTCTTTGCAATCAAGTCTAATGCAGGTGGTGCGCTGAAGTCCAAAACAAATATTTCACAAGAGGAACAACGTTTGATGAACACGGCGTTTCCGATACCATTGCCACAGGTGAAAAAAGAGCAAAAGGAGAGGATCACGAAGTGAGTCATGTAGTTTCGGAATTTGGTCTTGAGTATCTTCGTGAGAAGACAGATCGAATTGCCAAGAGAGCAGCGAAAATGAAAGTGCACGGATTAACGTTACAGATACTGAGTACGAATACGGTGACATTAAAAGATGGAACAGTTTCGATGCGATATGAAGTTGACTTAGTCGGTAAGTCGCCAGTTGCTGGACCGTACGTACTTATAGCAGTCAAGGAAATGATTAAGGAAGACACGTACATTCGTACGGTACCAGGAGAAGCAGTACTAACTTGGTTTCAAGATCGCGATATGATGTGTGACCACTGCTGTACCAATCGAAGACGTAATGAGGTCTTCATAGTAATGAACAAAGATAACAACAAGCATCTACAGGTCGGGCGCAACTGCATCACAGACTTCTTGGGAGTCGATGCATCGTCTTGGCTACAACAAGCAGAATGGATTCTCGAGATTCAGGAAATGTACGAGATGGCTGATATCTTTGCCGAAGATGAGCATCGGGGACAATCAGTATCGCGGTATCTACCGTGGGACAAAATCTTCGTCTACGTCTACTCACAGGCACAGCGACATGGTTTTGTCAGTAAAAAGAAAGCTTATGAGGACGATTCACTCGAAGCAACCATTACAGCTGCGTTGCATAACTTCTATACGGATATGGGAGCGGTACGGGGTGGATATCGTAAAGACCAAGAACCGCCGCCTACGCCTGAGGAAGAACTGGCGGCCGACAAAATTCTCGCATGGTTCGGAAAAGAAGTATTGCCGGACAATGAGAAACATTACTTCGGCGATGACACAATGTGGTACAACCTCGATAACATGTATGCTAATAATCTCGTACCACTGAAATTGACTGGGCTCGCTGTGATTCCTTATGTAGTCTGGAACATTGTTCGGCAAAATGAACTACGGAATCAGAAGCAGGCAGTCGAAAGTAAGTGGCTTGGGGAATTAGGTAAGAAAGTTACAATTCAGGTAAAACTACATACGAAACAGGCTTTGGAGAGTGATGCTTTCGGTATAACAATGTTACACAAGTTCGTTTCCAAAGATGGCGACAGAATCAGCTGGTTCCAATCAGCAGGATCAAGTTTCTTCGTTGAAGAAGGCGAGGAATTGATAATCACAGGCAATGTCAAAGCACACAAAGAATTCCGCGGCATCAAAGAAACAGTGTTGAAGGGGGTTAAGCGGTGTTTAAAGTAACCATAACACATGAATTCACAGATGAAATGATTGATGATCTGATAACTACAATGGTCGAATGCAACGATATGACGGCGTCGTGGTGTCTCGAATATGATGCAAAAGGGCAGCAAGTAGCAATAGCAGTTGTTCGGGGTTACGATGTAATCTTCACAGTAGACAATCCAGAGTACGATGCGAACATGCCTAGGACTACCGAGAACTGTCCGACACTTCGAAAAGATTTCGATCTGGCAGTACTTAAGAAAGCGTTGGAGCTGTGCAGCCTGCTGTATCCGCAAGTGTTTCGTAATATTGTCGAAGGTAATTACGACGCAAACGACGCTGACGTGGTACTGCAGTTAGCAATCTTTAAAGAGGTGGTGTACAGCTAATGGATGATTTATAGAACTTGATTCCGAGAAATTGGAAGATTCAATAGCAATCAAAAAGATTATCCTGATATCACACAATGGTGACATCCAGGAGTTCGAAATCGCCGATGGTATCTTTCTTATCTGTGATACGAAGGAGGAACAAATGCTTTCGTACTTGCAAGGAGGTATGCAATACGCAGCATATTGTCTTAACATTCACTTGTCGATGATGATAAAACCTTTTCTACCAGAAATTGAAATGAGTACTTTGTGCGATTTAATCGCACCGCTTCGCGATAAAGTATTAGACAAACTCGCCAATATAATACAGCAGGCACAAAAAGTACAAAAAACTGCTAAGAAGCCAAATTTAAATCTTCGGCAGTTTGAAAGGAGAATGCATGAGTACAACGATAAAAATAACTAAGGAGATACTGGAAGGTATCATGGTAGTACGCGATTCAGGCGTACTGAATATGTTCGACTACCAAGGAGTCCTACGTATGTCAGAGTCACTCGGATATCAAGAAACCGCTGACTGGATGATCGCGAACAAGAAAGAATATGCAACAGGTATCTTCATGGGATTCGAAGTATCGGGGGAGGGCTTAAATTGAGACCATATCCGGTAATCGCACGTGCCAAATTACTTGAAATTGGCTACCAAGGGCACGTGCGATGGCAGTCCCGACTAACTGATGGTACCATACAAGCTCCTACTGTTATAGATAAGTTTCATCTGTTTTCTACTTTTCTCTTAAAGAGGCCGTCTCCAACGCCTGATGAATATGGTAAAAAAAGTAGTGTGTTATATGAGGGTGAGTGGGCTTGGGAATTATGTACTATTACTCCGGAGGCCAGGATTCAGCTAACTTATGACATTGCACTTACGGGTAATAAAAAGATTTTCTTGGAGCAGACACATCCGTACACAACATATATGCCGCCTAATCCACATGAGTTTTTTACTTTTGTTGATTGGAAAATATTACCTATAGTCAAATATCCAATCCCTGTAAATCAACGTGAGAATGCTATCAAAGCGGCGATAATATACCTACAGCAAATGCAGTATACTATGGACGCATACATGCTTTACTGGGATACGGAAGGACGACCGCCAGTAAGCCAATTAGAACAAGAGGAGGTATTTATCAAATATGGCAATGCAGCACGTAGCAGGTCCCCTGAGTAAGTTTGCTAACGTAGTATCTGAACCACATGGTATGGGATTGCGTTTCTGTATCGTGTTGGGGGACGGGGATTACACAGAGTTTGTACTTCACGAATCTGAGTGTCGTGAATTACAGAAGCTCCTAAAGGAGGCGCTCGTCGATGGTTTACCTGTGGACGGATGGATCGAGTGATAAAAAAGGTTTCGGAGGCTGGGCGTTCTGCATCACTAACGGCGAAACAGACGAAGCATGCTTAATCGCTGAGGAAAACCAGTCACGCCAAGAAACTACTAACAATCGAATGGAACTTGAAGCCGTAATCAAAGGCTTACGTATGTGCGGTAAAATACTGATACCGAAACCAGAAGAGCCCATAACCCTGCGAACAGATAGCGCCTACGTAGTAAACTGTTTCTTACAGAAATGGTATAAAAAATGGTTTGCTAGTGAGTGGGTAGGATCTGCAGGACCAGTATTAAATAAAGACTTATGGACCGAATTATTCGTATTGGTTAACGAGTTGCAGGGAAGGGGGTTTACAATTATATGGACGCATATAAAAGGCCATCGGGATAGCTTTTGGAATAACCGAGTGGACCAGTTTGCCGGAGCTGCGAGGAAAAGAATTCGCGCCGATAATGGGTTATTTTCTTAACCAGCGACAGTAAAATTTCTTGTTGACTATTTCGAGTAACTGCTATATAATAATAGATAGAACAGGAGTTCAAAAATTTCACAATAAAAAAAAAAAGAGGAGAGTGCTTATTCATGGAAGCTATTCTGTATCATCGTCAAATTGGTGAATTGGTAACGACCGCGAAGCAGACCATCGTCGACGAAAAGTATCACTACGGCGTACAGACCTCATACAAGGGCGAACTCGTTTCCGACATCGTCGCCGAAGGTTATCGCTCCGCGTCCATCCTGGGCCGCTCGGAGTTCGGAAAACATCGTGCCATGTATAGCGAGACTGACGTAACACTGGTTGCCAAAGATAAAGGCGAAAAGAAACCCGCGAGTGTATTGACTCTTGAGCAGAAGATGGCGGCCCGGTTGGAGAGAGCTGCGGCCAAGATCGCTGAGAAAGAAGCCGAAAAAGCTGCGAAGAAAGAATTCCTGGCAAAGCTGCTTGCAGAAGCTGAAGCAGCCAGAACTCCGCTGCCCACCGTTGGACGCGGCAAGAAAAAAGTATTCTCCGTAGCTCAAGGCGAAGTCATCGAGGCATAATCGCCCCCGTTCAGCCGATGGCCGCTTAGGAAGCAAGATGTACCCCCAGCACGTGTAATTCAAAAAGACGTTGTTGGGGGTACAAATCTATTAAGAAGAAGGAGTGCACAAAGGAATGGCGCATGATATTCTCAGACAGTATCTCGAACAAAAGTATCCAGATACTAAGGTTGAGAGAATGTTGACCCCATACTTCCGCGATGTAACTGGCAACATGATTAAAATGACGCCGTTGTTCTATCGTCATAGCTGCATAGGCTACCAGACATTTTACAACAATGTCATCTACTTCTTCGAAACGCTAGAACTAATAGAACTAGAATCTAAAATCAAATGATGCGCGTATTAAGTTACGACCCAGGTAAAAGTACTGGCTGGTGTATTCTTGAAGGTACTAACACAGAACAAAAGCTCATAGCTGCGGGTGAAATTCCCGATTGGCACGGAGTCAAAGATACAATAAACAAATTTCAGCCTGACGTAATTGTTTTTGAAACTTTTCAATTATATGCCTGGAAAGCACAGTCTCTTTCATGGAACACTTTTCTACCGTGTGAGGTAATTGGCGTTATTAAATTCATCGCAGAGGAGTTAGATATACCCTGTATCGGTCAAGGACCTGCACAGCGTGTATTCTTTACTGATGATAGACTGAAAGCGTGCGGTATCACTTCTCCATCAAAACATGCTAAGGATGCAATTCGACACGGAATGTACTTTCTACGTTTCGGCAAAGATAAGATTGCCCCAGGAGGGTAAGGAGTTGATCGGGTTCCATGGAAGTATCCTTTAAACGTAACGCGGCAGATATACCTGTTAGACTAGTTGTTACAGATGCTCCTTCAAGTCAGATAATGCAAAATTTTCCTGGCGCTGTTACTTCAGTATTACCGCGTACTTTTACGTTACCTCTCGACAATATCTACGTGTATAGGTTACAAAAAATGTGCGCTATCGTTGCTCAAGATGTTCAAGACTGGGTAGAGCAAAAGTTACAAGCTACCAAAGACGTCGTAAAGATTCTAGAACAGGCCGATGCACCTGGAGACAGTAGACTTCGTCCTTTCCAACGAGTCGATGTCGAGTTTATGAAAGCTGTACCTATTGTATTGAACGCTAACGCAATGGGTACTGGTAAGACAGTTGAAACATATGCATACATTAATGATTTAGAACCTGCAAAGGTTCTTATCATATGCAGCAAAGCAAAAATGCAGGACTGGGAAGACGAGGGTGAAAAGTGGGTTACAGGAGAAAAAACATTTACACAAGTTAAAGGCAATCGAGCACAGAAAGAAAAGCTACTTCAAGGTACAGAACGTTTTATAATAACTAACTATGAATCCGCGCGTGCACCTGAGGTGAAGAATGGAAAACGGGTTGATTTGCCTGGGTTATGGCATATTACTTTTGACATTGTGGTATTTGATGAGGCGCACAGACTAAAAAATAAAAGGGCAAAACGCACGGGAGGTGCTATCAAGTTAGTCTCCCAGGCGCAGCGCGCAGTTTTTCTGACTGGTACGCCTATGGTGAATGCTCCACAGGAATTGTTTCCAATACTTCATATGACTGATCCGCTTAGGTTCTCTTCGTATTGGACTTTCGTCGATCGATTTTGTCAGTTAGAAGAGAATCCATTCGCTAATGTACCTAAGATTACAGGTGTCAAGAATCTGGATCATCTGCAGTTTATCCTAGCTGGTATAATGGTACGTAGGGAAAAGAAAGATGTGCTACCAGAGCTGCCAGACAAGATTTACAAGAACATTCGAATTGATTTAGAACCGGCACAAAAGAAACTGTACAAACAGTTGAAAAAAGAAATGCTGGTCGAGTTTGAAAACGGCAACAGTGTTGTAACAGTTAACGTAGTATCACTGATGGTAAGGCTTCGACAGATTTGCTGTTCTCCGTCTTTAGTAGGAGCTGGGTTCTCTGATAGTGCAAAGACAGCTGCTTTCTTTGATATTATAGATGAGTTTATAGAGACTGGAGAAAAGCTTATTGTATTTAGCTTCTTCAAATCTTATCTCAAAATACTATCAGAGGAACTTACACGAAAGAAAATCAAACACGTTTTAACGACCGGCGAGACTCCTTCAGGCGTACGCGAGCAAAACAAGCATCAGTTCGAACACGATCCGGACATTAACTTGTTCATGATTACCACTTCTACTGGTGGTGAAGGTTTAAATCTACAATATGCACATAATGTTTTATTTCTCGACAAGCCTTGGACGCCGGCAGAGATGCATCAGGCAGAAGACAGAGTACATCGTATGGGCCAGACAAAGAGTCCTCTGATAATGTCGATAACTTGTAAGGGTACAATCGAAGAATACATCAATGAAGTAATTGCTACCAAAGATGATATGATTACACAGACAATGGCAATGGAACGAGTAATGACAGCTTTACTTAGGGAGGATGATAGCTGAATTAGGGGAAAAATAATGGATCTTATTTTGTATCGCGTTAAGCTTATGCTTCCTAGCTCCGGAATGAATCTAGAAAGATACGTCTCCTGAAGTATTAGAAATCAAGTAAGTATTATAGAAGGGGGATCGTAACGTGGAAGAGAAAAAACTTTGTCCGTTCAGATGTGCCAACCCCTGGACACAATTTTGTGTGACTGACAAGTGTGCTATTTGGGATGAAGATTCACACAGGTGCTCTTTACGGTCTACCGCGCGTAACACTGATATAGTAATACAATGTGTCGAGAGACTTGAACGTGATAAAGGAGGTAGTATAAATGGTGGCTAAAGCAAATAAGTTTGCAAGTATCATGTCGACTAGTGTAGATATTCGGGAGCAGAAAAGGCTACCGCTCGTACCAATTGAGGAGGTTACTATTGATGGCAGCACATAAGAAGAAAACATCGAATCGCAAGATGCCGACGCTAGAACAAGTACAGCAGCATCTCGCGGTTAACAGCAACGAACCGATTAAAGTAGTTGCAGATTTACTAGGGTGTAGTACTGCTTGGCTATCTAATTTCATGAAAGAGAACGGTTTAACACATACGTCTCCTGTAAAAACAAACGTATCAGAGCTTACTACGCCAGGACATAGTCCTTTTCTGATGAAGATGAAACCTTTTGTTCCGCTACATCCTGTGGAAGTAAGACAAGCTACACCCGAAGAAATTGAAGCTCTAGAAAAGATTCCTAGACCTGACCATAAAAAATCAGACTTCGTTATTGGAAAGAGACGTTTCTGGTAGAACTTTTCAAGTTCTATATATATATATATATATATAGCGAGAATGAAAAGGTAGGAGAATTTTATGAAATGGGTATTCTTGTACATCGTATCAATCGTAATTGCTAATGTTGTCACGGCGGCGACCCATCCTTTCAAGTTGTGGATATTCTTGATACCATGGGGATCATTTTTCATCGGTGCAACGTTTGTGTTGCGAGACTTCGTTCAGCTGCAATATGACAGAGTGTTCACATACAAAGTGATTTGTGCGGCGCTGGTATTGTCAGCTATCTTTTCAAAACTGCTCGGCGATTCAATCATGATAACTGTCGCCAGCTGCATCGCGTTCGCGGCTTCAGAAACTAGCGACACAGAAATGTATACTCGTCTCAAAGCTAAGTTTTCATTTGCAGAACGTATCTGGTGGAGCGGCGTCGTAGGTGGATTGATTGATTCAGCACTCTTCGTTACAATAGGTTTATCTCCTTGGGGTGCCGGTTTCGTACCTTGGCAATTTGTACCAATGGCTATTCTCGGACAGTACCTAGTAAAAGTAATGATGCAAGGTATCGGAGCATTTGTCGTGTCGCGCACAAAGTTGAATCAGCCCGGATTTACAGTCCCTGCCAAGGATGTTTCTCAAGATACACAATAACAGTTGACTTTTCGCGAAAATTGTAGTATAATTATATATAACACAGTTTCATCTTCAGCTTTTCCGGAGGCCATTTGGCGGATGATCCTAGTAGCGTATACCTCCGGAAAATTATTAGTTCCTAATAAGTTTCAGGTGTATGATACAGCCGTCATCAAGGGTGCTAACCTTACGAAGTACGTACGACCAAGTAGAGCTAGACGGATCGCTGGACGCAGCTGAGCACCCATACAAAGAAATTAAAACCCATGGAGGTTAGAATATGATATCGTGTAATCTTACAGCAATTAGCAACTATATTACAGTAGTTGCTTTAGTTGTCCCCAAAAACAATTAAGGGAGGTATGTAGTAATGAATATGAAAAATGTGCACACTTCGGATCGCATTAGCTTTAAGCGCTGCCGTCGCCGTTGGAATCTTGGGTCCTATATGAGACAGAACTTGATACCCGACAGAGTCAATGACAAATTGTGGTTAGGGACTGGTGTCCATTTCGCGTTATCAGAATACTATGAAAAAGGTATTCATCCCATGGTAGCTTTCAATGAGTGGAGTAAAGAGGAAGTTACTCGTATCCAAGAAACAGTAGGTCTGTGGGAAGAGCAGATGGGAATGATCCAGGAAGCAATTGATCTCGGCTTAGGCATGATGCAGCATTACGCTATCTGGAGTCGTATCGAAGATGACAAGTATTTCAACGAAGTAGTCGCTACCGAGCACGAGTTTTGCGTACCAATTGTTGATCCCGAAGGGAACGCTACAGGCGTGAACTATGTTGGACGCATCGACGGCATCGTAAAAGATATCACAGGTGGTTTATGGCTACTCGAGCATAAGACGGCAGCAGCTGTCGATACGACGAAATTGCCTCTCGATGAACAGGTCGGCTCTTACATTTGGGCAGCGCAGCAAATTTACGGCGTTCAACTGGAAGGAGTCATTTACAATATTCTGCGAAAACGAGTCCCTCGGCAGCCAGAGGTTCTCAAGAACGGACATCTGTCGCAGAACAAATCGATCGATTCAACGTATGAAGTGTATCTGAAGGCGTTGACCGATCATTACGCAGCCTTAAATAAACAGGTTCCTATAGATGACTATCGGGGTATCTTAGATCACCTGCAGGAGAAGGGTAACACTTTCTTCGTGCGCGAGAGAGTCAGGCGTAACCAGTACGAGATCAAGAACCAGGGGCTTCGTATCTATCACGAGTATGTAGATATGAGTCGACCAGATCTTGTCTTGTACCCGAATCCTACCAAAGACTGTGCATGGGATTGCGACTTTAGGTCAGTGTGCATGGCAATGGAAGACGGTTCCGATCCTGGGTATCTGCTGTCTTCAATGTTCAAGAAACGCGAAGACAAAGCAGAAACCGCTCTCGTCGATAATGACGCATGAGAGGAGGGCTATAAAGTGGGGAAACGTATATTTAAGGAACATAGTAAGGAGGTTATCATATGATCGAAGATCGTAAACCGTCGACAAAAGCTGAATGGTTGAACATGCTAATTTACGGTCCCTTCGGTACTGGTAAGACAGTCCTTGCTGCGACAGCTCAACAGTGTGATACGACCAAAAACGTATTCTATGCAGATGCTGAGGGCGGCACTAAGTCCGTAAGGGACTTCAATATCGAACTCGACGTATTCCGAATCAATACCTTCGCACAGTTCACTCGCCTGTATGAGTTCGCGAGGAATCATGCACGGCTTCGTGACTTGTTGGAAGATCAGAAAAAGGGCACTCCCGAGTATCAGGATACCTTTGACAAACTGCGTAGACTTGAAGCATATGTCAATGATATCCCTGATGCCGAAGCCTTCGATCGAATCAAAACACCTACACTGTATCGTACAATCGTTGTCGACTCTTTGACAGAAGTTCAGAAGTATTGTATGTATGATATTCTCGGAGTCGACATCAATACGGCGAAGCTTACTACGGAGAACAAACAACCGGAGTTTAAGCAGTGGGGGATTAATGCTGAGAAAATGCGTCTTCTGGTTCGTGCTTTCCGTGATATTCCAATGCATACTATATTTTGTTGCCTGGACGTGACGGTAAAAGATGAAAAAGATGGATCTACTACAATTAAACCGTCATTGCCAGGTAAACTATCCGATGAGGTTTGCGGGTTCCTCGACATCGTCGGCTATATGCATGTTAAAGATGCTGTTGATGTCGATGGTAACAAGGTCCAGAAAAGGTACCTACAAGTACAGCCTGCAGGAAAAGTCAATGCCAAGTCGCGTTATATGGCGCTGGGATCCTTTATCGAAGAACCTACCATCGGAAAGATCATCAAGCTCATCGAAGACAAGCGAGCGTTTCTCTCTCAGACGAACGCGGCAAAAGCGGCGCATGCGGCTGAGACGGAGC